TATACACCGCTTTTTCAGCTGGCTGGGTTACAAAAACATCTTTTAAACCAGCAGAAAAGTTAACTAGTGACCCGCCACTGCTAGAAGATAAAACTGTATCTCGGCTTAATTGATCTGGTGAAGTATATGTGCCAATACCTACTTCCCATTCTGATGTACCAGCAATAGTGTAGTAGCAAGTATTGCCGTTACCAATGGCAGAAAAAGATTGAAACCCAGTTACAGCACCCAAAAGGGTAGCCGTACCCGTACCAACTACAGTAGTGGTTTCTTTAACCCTATCTTTTAAGACAAGAGCCATTTACAGCTCCTTAACTGGCGGTCAAACGGATAATTGCATTACTTGCATCAGCTGTTGGGAAATTCACCGCAAAAGTACCATTGGTTGAGGTTTTATCACCACCAAACGATAGTACGCATACAGCAGAGTTGGACTGAGTATTGTTGTATATCAACGCCCCAGCAGCTGTAATGGTCGCATTCGCCCAAGAAGTATTAGCAAACGAGATATACGCTACGTTGCCAGAGTTTGTTGGGGTCACAGAAACCGTCAATGTATTACCACCAGCTGAATAATTACCAGTTGAAGGCGCTTCATTACTAGACGTATATGCCGTTGTGTTCTCATTCAAAGTAGCCGAGCTGGTATACAGGGCTAATTTAAAAGTGTCTGACGAAAAGTTTTGCTGACCATTCAAGAGCTGAACCTTGAACGATGTAGCCATTGCTTGTGTAATTGCCATTTATTGCTCCTAATTTATCTAACAGGCCCAGGTACAGGCAGCCTAAGTTGTCCATCACGGTATGCGCTTCTACGATCTTTACCGTCACCCAAATCTTTAAGTAACGCTAATGATTCTTGGTATTTAGCTTCGTAATACGTCACCATGTCTTGTTCTCCCTTTTGGAAGATGACGGCTTCACGTAACGAACCATATAACAAAACAGTCTCAAAATTATCGCCTAACCACGATGTTCCAGCTGCATTATTTACAACCGTCACTGGCACAGAAAATCCTGATCCAGCATTTCCAAGATTGGCAGTGGATGCGCTAAGCACATCTCCAACTACATAGAATGAGCCACCATCTCTAACTGTTACTGATGTCACTGCTCCACCAGAAACGACAATATCTGCTATTGCATATTGACCAGATCCCCCAGTTAAAGGAACTTTTTGATATGTGCCATTGATGTAGTTAGCACCGCCAGTAATAACGCCCAATCCACCTAATACGCCTTTGACAATAGACTCTGGGTAGTAATAGTAATGAAGCTCGGTTTGATAATTAGAGTCTGGGGTTGGCCCAATTAAATAGGTATAAGGACTAAACTGCGAATAGTATTTTGGAACGCCAGTATCTGTGGTTGGATTTGGGTAAGACTGACGAATAAAGTTAACGTCTTTATCAATCAAATACTCGTAGTTGCCATTAGCATCAATGACCGCCAGCGAAAAGGACGCCAAGTAGTCATCAGGTAACGCTAGATATTCATCATTCTGAGTAAAGTTACCAATCACGTTTTTGCGGATTGCTGGGATTTGGACGGCATTGTAAACACGCTCTTCGCACTGTTGAACAAATGTAGGAATACTCTGAACAAATAACTGTTCAGTAGATTCAGCATAGTTCTGAATAGCATCGTAGAGCTGTTCGTAGTTCATTAGCCCATCTTCCCGCTGATTTTGCGACCTTTGGTAGCTGCACCATAACCACGCATTACACCAACGCCATATGGGTTTTCTTTAGCGTAGTTACCCTTACTAACACCGGCAACAGACATATTCATTTCAGACATTGGATTGCCAGACTTTTGAATTTGCTTTTCTACAGCATTAATGTCCATCTTTTTGCCAGCCATTGTATGTGGTTCAGCATAGATTTCGGCTGCGCCGATCTCTTTGCCACCTTTTTTCATAGAATATTTAGCCATTAGCGACCCCTTGAAGTGCTACGTTGATTCATAACACGAGCCATATTACGACCCATTTTCTTCATGTCCATAGAGGTTACACCGCCTTTTTTCATGCCGTGCATACGCTTCTCATGGGCTTTTACTTCTGCTTTTGCAATCTTTTTTGCGTCCATAATTACTCCTACGTTGTCGTTACTGTTACCGTTCCCAGTGCTACTGTTTGTACCAAATCATTTGGTGTTAGTCCAGCATCGGGGCCTCTTGCGCCACCGACTGGGTTCCAACCCCACTGTATTACCCTACTACCCAACTCAGGACTTCCAAAGCCGTCAGGCCCAACTCCTGTCAAATTTAACTGTAGTCCGCTTTGCCCCGAAACTTGATAGCTAACATCTGGACGAGGTTCGCGTACAGCCTGTGGATCGTTAACAGGATACATCCCCAATTGTAACTGCGGATGGTCTGGATCCCAACAGGTTTTGCATACTTTGACACGATATGGTTTAGTCTTAAGAGTTTGAATTCTAAGCTCTTTAAGTTTATACCGCTGTGCGCATCTGTCACACTCGGCAATCGCATATTTTCCAGAGGCAAACTTATTTGGCATGACATTTTAATTGGAATAATAAAGGTTGCGTGGCACAAATCGAATAGCTGCTTTTTCACGGTCTTCGTCGGCGGCTAATTGCCATTGTTGTTCATAGTCGCTTTTTAATAACATAATGCGGTTATCTGGAACCCCTGGGAGCTTTATGCTTAAGTGATAAGCTAAACCAGCCGCCATGCAGTTTATAAATCGAAATGGAATATCTTGAGTACGAACACCATTACCAGCGTCCTGAATCCGGCGCATACGGTAATAAACCAAGGTATATTGACTTCCAGGTGGATTTGGGGTCGGCCACACATTAACGGATGGTAGTTGATTATTATAGACATCTACCCCGTTTAAGTGAGTTGTAGCCGTCGTACCGTTTTGTCCACGCCAAGCATTGAGAATTTGGTTGTTTACGATATTTTGATAACCAATGGTCTCATTACCAATATTGACAAATCCTTGGGTTGGAAGATTTGAAGCGTTGGTAAGCGTAATAGTAGTCTGATCTGTAGTGGTAATTGCCGCCGCTAAAGTTGTTTGCGGTATGGTTGCTACGCCACCGCTTTGGCGGTTAATCCACATCTGAATGGGGCGCCCAGTCGTATTCTTATTGGGAATCGTAATGTAGGTAGATTCACTAATACGGCTTAGGTTGATGTCAATTTGATTAGATGAGCTGCCGTTATTGGTGCGGGTTACGGCATCCAAAATATCTATGGTGTCTACTGGCAATGGGTAGATAGCTTGACCAGTATTCAATGGAATCTGACCTTGCTCAATCGTCCAAAGGTTGATACCGCGGTTTGCCCACTCAATCGTTAGAAGATTTAATGAGCGCCGTGCGGTACGAAAGTCATAACCAGACCGTAACTCCATGCCACAACGCTCAAACGCCTCTTCAATGAGGTCGTTCATGTCTAAGTTAAAAGTACTGGTTCCAGTCGTACTCATTTATCTGCCTTTTTCTTTCTGACAGTGATTTTGGTTGCGGTCTTTTTAACCGCGGGTTTACGCTTACGCTGTGCCTTGATAGGCGCAGTCGGCATTTCCGCTGGTCTAAATAAGTCCAGAATCCATGTAATTATAAAGTTCACTTGATACCTTTTAGGGTGTGAATTTCTTCCCTCAGACGATGGATTTCAGCATCACGCTCGTCTAATTTCTTAATTAATCCAGCAGATAAAGCCTGAAGCATAGCTTCATGCCCTACACGCTCTTCGTGATCTCGCACCATCGCACGGAATAAGCGCTCTGATGCCTCAATCTGTTGTTCCATAAAGTCTTTCATAGCATTCTCCTCTCTAAATTTGCCTGTAAGCCTTAGTCTTCTGTTTAATGCTTTTTGGCTGGGCAACAAACTGCTTGCCTTTAGCCTTACCAGCGCGCTTTGCTCTAGTAGTTGCCGCGTATTCCTGAGGACTTAATGCCTTAATTGCCTTTTCTGGCAGATAGCGCTCTCCTGTTTTAGAGGACGGTTTACCAGACTTCGTGCGCCATTTCTGCTCACCCCAAGCCTTTAAACTTTGTTGGGATTTGGCTAAAGCCATTACTTATAGCCTCCACCTGCGGCTTTATACTTCTTAGCCACTAACTGAGCTTTGCGGGCTGACCATTGTCCAGCACCAGTCCCGTGAGTTGCGGCGGCCTTTACTTGAGCCACAATCCGTTTACGTAATCCAGGCTTTGTATAGTTTCCAGCGGCATTAACGCTACCGCCTTTTTTATACATATCTACGGCATCAGGGTTATCTTTCCGCTGGATGACCTTTTTCTTGGGCATCTTAGAGGGATTAATGTCTCCCATACCGCGACTAGCTCTCATAC